ATAACCTTGATGAGGCTATGTCTCACTTTGAGTTACGCTCAGTCTACGCTAAGGAAGCTGGTATTGCCTTGGGTACACAATGGGATCAGAATGTACTACAGCAAGGACTGTTAGGGGCTCGATCATCTACTCTCATTACGAGTGGTAATGGTGGTGCTGTACTCACTAACGCATCTTATGCAACGTCAGGTACTACGTTAGGTAGTGGCTTGTTTGATGCTGCTGAACAACTAGATGAGAACAATGTACCTGAGAATGATCGTTATATGTTTGTGCGACCTGCTCAGTACTATCTCATGGCTGAGACCACTGACCTTATCAACCGTGACTGGGGTGGACGTGGAGTATATGCAGAGGGTGAAGTTATGAAGGTTGCTGGTATTCACATTGTGAAGACTAATAACCTACCCATTACTAACGTAAGTTCCTCGCAAGTGACTACACATGATGGCAACTTTAGTACGACTAAAGCTTTGGTAATGCATAAGTCATCAGTCGCTACTGTGAAGCTATTGAATCTAGCTGTGGAAACTGAATATCAAATTAAAAACCAAGGCTGGATCATTGTAGCTAAGTATGCAATGGGACATGGCTTCATTCGACCAGAAGGTTGTGTCGAATTTAAAACCTCTTAAGGGAAAGGATATAAATTATGGTTGATATAGCTGATATCCAATCTCTTGCTTTGGCTGCTAATGCTGTTACTAATGTATCGTTAGTACAGCCTTATGCTGATAATGCTACTGTAGGTACATCTTTTGAAACAATCACCAACACTAATGCTGATCAGGTTCTTCCTGTCATTGCTGGTGCAGATATAGATGTAGTATCTGCTTCTGCTGCTGATGATGATGGTTCTACTGGAGCTACGGCTGTACGAGTAACATATCTTGATGAAGAGTTTAATCAATACAGTCAAGATGTTACTATGAATGGTACGACTGAAGTAGAAATGACTGAGCAGAATATTTCCTTTATTCAGAAAGCTGAAGTAATCAGCTCTGGTACTGGACTAGCTGCTGCTGGTGCTATCACCATTGCTGATGTAACTGGTGGTGGTGTTCATGCTGTCATTGATGCAGGTTCTAAAGAGTCAGGTAACTGTACTTGGAAAGTCCCTGCTGGTCACACTGGTTATGTTCATGGCTTCTGGTATGATGTAGATGCTGTAGCTGCTGGTGTTGGTACTGCTGAGATTGCTTTACAAGTAGCACACGCTGAGTCTTCTGGAGTTGCTAATTCAGAAACTTGGCGTACTGTTGCTAAAGTAACTGTAGTAGAGAATGATAATGATATTGTTTCTGCTACTGGTGGGAATCAAAATAACAATGGTTCATTTTCCTTTCCAGGGAATATACCTTTTGTTGTTCCTGCTAAATCTATGGTACGGTTGGCTGCTAAATCGCCAGCTGCTGTAGCCGTTACTGCTGGCTTTAGTATGTCAGTACAAGGCTCAGGTTCTGGTACTACTGTAACAGAAAGTTAAACTGTGGGGAGGGCTAGTATAGACTCCCCTTTTTTTTATAATAAGGAGAACAACTAATGGCAGACACAAGTAGAACTGTCAGTGACATTGCTAGTAATTTGTTTCAGGACAGTCAGGCTGCTGGCAGTATTACTCCACAAGACTTAAGGGACTTCATGGAGTCCTGTCAGGTTAAACAAGGAAGCATTTACATCAGTACAGCTGGTGAGACAACCATTGCAGCACAGGCTAACGTAACTCCTAGCTCTCTTACCAACATGGTAGCAATAGAAACAGGTGGTACGTTTACTCTTAGCACAGCTCCAACAGCTAATGAATTTGATATGAATACAGATGGGCAATTGAGGTACACAGGTACCCCTACTCAGAATGTATTCTTTACAGCTTCAGTAATGTTGGAGATTGTAGCTTCTGCTGTAGACAAAGAGTTAGTATTTGCTGTAACCAAAGGCGGAACTATAGTAACTGGTGCTAAGACTGGTGGATTCTGTCCCAGAATACATACCAACTCAGTACCTATGTCGGTCTCTGGTTTTGCTTCAATGGCTACTAATGACTACTTGAATATATTTGTAGGTAACGTAGATAGCACAGATAATGTTGTTGCACGGATGGCTCAACTTACAGCTCACACAATCTTAACCTAATGTCACATTTTAGTATTACACCACTAACAGAACTAGAAGCAGTCAATGATTTGCTGGCAGCTATTGGTGAGTCAGCAGTCAATACACTTACCAATGTTACTACTGTAGATGTTACTCAAGCTAAGAGAACACTCTCTCAGGTTAATAGAGAAGTACAGCAAAAAGGATGGCATTTTAACACTGAGTGGGATGTCACTTTAAGCCTAGATGATTCTGGGTTTTTACCATTAGCTAGTAACACTATTTCAGCTTACTCCCCTAGTACTTTGATGACTATCAGAGGACAGGGAGATAGTATATTGTATGCTTATGATCTTACTAATAACACGTTTGTTTGGACATCGAGTATTAATGATACGATTATCATTAAGTTGTTGGATTTTGAAGACCTGCCTCAGACTGCTAGGCGTTATATTACAGCCAAAGCATCGAGGGTATTCCAACAAGAGATTATTGGGCAGGTATCAGCAGAGACCGTTAATAGACAGGAAGAAGTAGAAGCTTATGCTGACCTCTTAGATGATGAAGGGGAACGCTCAGGATTTAACGTAGGTTGGGGTACTTTAGATATGGTAAATACGACAAAACTCTACCGAAAGTTATGGTAGCAGATGCCATTAATTTCGGAGCAGATTTCTAATTTAATTAATGGTGTATCTCAGCAACCCCCTACTGTTAGGCTTGCATCTCAATGTGAGGAGCAGATTAATGGGATGGCTACGGTGGCTGAAGGTCTTAAGAAGAGACCACCCATTGAGCATGTTGCTAAGTTAAGCAATAAGACAGATACAGATGCAAAGATCCATTTCATTGATAGAGATGAGAATGAGAGGTATGTATTAGTAACCTCCTCCAATCAGTTTGATTCAGCTTTCACAGATGACTTCACAGGCTCTGAGATGGAGATGTTCAGCTTAGACACATTCACAGACCCTTGGGATGATGCCTTTGGTACAGACTTTGGAGACATACATTTAGATAGAAGTCTTGCAGGGGCAGGTACAGGTGATGCCTTAAGTTATATCACTACAGCTGATGCTCGTGACAACTTAAAGATGTTCACCGTAGCTGACTATACTTTTGTATTAAATAAGAGCACTACAGTAGCTAAGAGTAGTGATGTCAGTGCTGTCAGGAACCCTGAGGGCATAGTATTTATTAAACAGGCCTCCTCTGCTACTACATTTAAAGTCTTCTTAGATGGGACCTCAGTAGGTGCTATCACAGCTGACGCAGATGCTGATACTTTAGTTACCAATGTAGCTAATGCTATGGCTACTGCTGGCTTTATTATTACCAAGTTTGGTAGTAGTAATGTCCATGTAACAAGGTCAGATGGTGCAGACTTTACACTCCATGCAGAAGCTCCTGAGGCTAACATGATAGCCATCAAGGACACTGTAGAAAACTTTACAGAACTTCCAGCACGAACCAAAGATGGATTTATCATCAAGGTTACAGGTGATCCTGGTAGTTCTGCTGATGATTATTGGATTAGACATGAGAATCAATCGGATGAAGATGTAGGGGAATGGATAGAGACCGTAGAACCTGGACTTGCCAATAGCCTAGATCCTTCTACCTTACCATTACAGCTTATCAGAGGAGCCCCAGATCCTTGGGATGATATATTTTCTGATGACTTTGGTAGACCAGACTTTTCATTATCACAGGTTACATGGGACGATAGGATAGCAGGTGATGAAGAGACCTCTCCTGATCCATCCTTTGTCGGAGAAACTATCAATGATATGTTCTTTCACAAGAATAGGTTTGGCTTTCTAGCTAATGAAAATGTGATATTATCAGAACTAGGAGAGTTCTTTAATTTCTATATTACTACTGCTACGGACCTGTTGGATACGGCTACTATTGACTTAGCAGCTCCTACCAATAAGGTTAGTGTACTAAGAAGTGCTAT